TTTAATGGACAAAAGGGATATGGTTTCATTGAACGAGAAGATAAGGAAAAAGATGTTTTTGTTCACGCTTCTGCAGCCCGAGCATCAAGCTTGCAGTTAAACGAAGGTGATGCATTAACATTTGAAGTTGAGAACGGCGAAAAAGGTCCTTTAGCAAAAAATCTACAAAAAATTGAAATATAAATAGACTTGCTTTTAAAAATGAAATACACTAATAATCAATTATGAGTAATTACTGGAATAAATTAAGTCCTTTACATGGGACTGTTACTAAACGTCAATCACATGCAACAGGTGGTCGCGTAGGTTTAAAGCAAGGTGGCAAACCTGTTAAAACACTCGTAGCAGGATTTGTAGGTAAGGCTAAAGATTGGCCTGGTGCTAAAGCAGTTAAAAAATTAAATAAAAAAGGTAGAACTAGAAAATAAAGGAGGAAAAATGGCTAAAAAGAAAAAGAAGAAAAAAGATAAGAATTATCTTAAAAGATTAAATAAGAAAAAAGGCAAAAAGAATAAAACTAAAAAAAATAAAAAGAAAAGAAAATAAATAATGAGCTGGTGGAATAAAAAAACTCATCCCCTTATGGAGTTGACACCTAAACCTAGTTTAGGACTAAAGAAGACAATTGCCTATAAAAAGAAGCTTAAAAGAAGAAAAAAGAGCAAATAAATGTCCTTAGATCCCTTACAGGTCTTATACAGATTAAAAAAAGGAACAGAAATACGTATTCAAGCCCTAGCAATGAATGTTACGTCCGGAGGGGTTGACAATATGGAAACTTATAAGTATATTACTGGACAAATACACGCACTGGAGTCAGTGCGACAGGAAATCTCTAACCTGCTAAATGAGAAGGAGCAAAATGACAACAAAGGAACAATCGTCGACATTAACACCAAAAATCCATCTACCAAATAAGGATTTAGTCGGTTTAAAAAAATCAGAAGAAAAAAAAGAAATTACAAACGTAAAAGAAAAATTACCTCAACCTACGGGTTGGAGAATTTTAGTTTTACCTTTCAAAATGAAAGAGAAAACTGAAGGTGGTCTATATTTAGGCCAAGAAACTGTAGAACGTCAACAAGTTGCATCTCAATGTGGAAATGTACTTGCGATGGGTTCTGAGTGCTATCAGGATAAAAAACGTTATCCTAGTGGTCCTTGGTGCAAGGTCGGTGACTGGGTAGTCTTTGCCCGTTATGCTGGCTCCCGGATTGAAATACAGGGTGGGGAAGTAAGACTCCTCAATGAAGATGAAGTCTTAGCAACCATACAAGATCCTAAAAACATCTTGCATAAATATTAACATAGGAGGAAACTATGCCTGAACCAACAGAAGAAAAAGTACAAGAAAATACAGAAAAGAAAGAACCGATGGTCGATTTAGATATATCGGGTCCTGGGGCTGATGTAGAATTACCCGAGGAAAAAGTCCAAAAGTCAGAAGTGGAGGTAAAAGATGACAAGGAGACTGAACAAAAAACTACTGAAGACAGTGCTGAGTCCGATGACGCACCTGCGGAATCTGATAAGCAGACTGATGTTTCGCCGAGCCAACCGCAAGACGACAAAAAGTTAGAAGAATACAGTAGGGGAGTACAAGGTCGTATTTCTAAATTAACACGCAGAATGAGAGAAGCTGAACGAAGAGAAGCGGCAGCTATTGATTATGCGCAAGCGGTAGAAACTAATAGACAAGCAATGGAATCTAAGTTCAAAAAAGTGGACAAGGATTACATTTCAAAACTTGAAAGTAGTGTTAAAAGTGGATTAGAAGCAGCTGAAAAAGAATTAGCTGGGGCTATTGAAGCTGGAGATGCTAAAGCTCAAGTTGACGCTAACAAAAGAATAGCTCAACTATCTTTTGATAATGCTAAATTAGCAGCCGCTAAGGCAGGGAAAGAAGCAGAGCCTGTGAGAGAACCTAGGTTATCTCATGGAGGTTATCTTCCTGAGCAAACTCCTCAACGTTTGCCAGAACCTGACCCTAAAGCTGAAAATTGGGCTGGTAAAAATAGATGGTTTGGTCAAGACCGAGCTATGACTTTTACTGCGTTCGAAATCCATAAGGATCTAGTCGAAAAAGAAGGATTTGATCCAAAATCGGATGATTATTATGCGGAAATTGACAAAAGAATTAAGGTTGACTTTCCCCATAAATTTGATAAGAGTGTAACTAATAAAACGTCCGAACCCGTTCAGACGGTTGCTTCTGCAATAAGAAGCGTGAAACCAGGACGCCAAACTGTGAAACTCACATCTTCACAGGTAGCAATTGCTAAAAAATTAGGTGTGCCACTCGAAGAATATGCAAGACAATTAAAACTCACGAAGGAGGTATAAGCATATGATAAAAGAAACAAAAACCACTTCTCGTGCGAGTCAAATCAGGTCTAAAACTGAAAGACCTAAAGTATGGACTCCTCCATCATCTCTAGATGCTCCCAAGCCGCCTGCAGGATACAGGCACAGATGGATCAGGGCTGAAAGCGTTGGATTCGATGATACTAAGAACGTCACGGGTAAATTAAGATCCGGATGGGACTTAGTGAGAGCCGACGAATATAAAGGCCAGGATTATCCCGTTGTTAAAGACGGTAAATATGCTGGGATTATAGGGGTAGGTGGCCTATTGCTGGCTAGGATACCAGAAGAGCTCGCGAAGCAACGAGAAGAGTACTTTCGTAAACAAACGGAAGCTCGAGACGAAGCGGTTAAACACGATCTCATGAAGGAACAGCATCCAAGTATGCCGATCAATATTGATCGACAGACTAGCGTAACCTTCGGTGGTACTAAGAAAAGTTAATTTTTTAATAATTCTGAAAACCAACGAATTAATATAAACCGTCTATAGAAATATAGACACAAGGAGCAATAACATGGCAAACACAAACACAGCTGGGTTTGGGTTGCAACCGGTAATGAGAGTAGGAAATACTCCCGCTATCCAGGGGCAATCTAAATACGAAATAGATGCTGCTGAAACAAATGCTATTTATAATGGAGAGCCTGTAAAAATTGATATTTCTGCCTCAACTGGTGGATATATTGTTACAGCCGCTGCTGGTACTGCTTGTGTAGGAGTGTTGAATGGAGTATTTTATAATGCTACAACAACTTTAAAACCTACATGGAGCAATTATTACCCTGCAGCAACAACTCCGGCAAATAGTGAAGACGTCACAGCGTTTGTTAACGATGACCCGCTTCAGGAGTTTATGATTGGTACGGATGCCACACTAGGCGCAACTTTAGCATTAAGAAAATCCAAAGTTGGATTAACTTATGCTACAACTGCCGCTGCTGGTAGTACTACCAATGGTAAGTCATCTCTAACTCTAGGCATTTCAACTGCAGCAACAACTGCTAAGCAATTGAGATTGGTCAGAGTAGCGGAAGACCCTGAAAATGAAACACAAACAGCCGCTTATTGTTCAGTGATCGTCAAGGTAAATTTACATCAATATCTTGTCGGTTCATTGGCAACAGGAATATAGGAGCATATAGACATGGCAATATCACGATCACAGCTAGTTAAAGAACTAGAACCAGGCCTGAATGCACTATTTGGGCTGGAGTACAAAAGATACGACCAGGAGCATAAAGAAATTTATGCGGAGGAATCTTCTGACAGAGCTTTCGAAGAGGAAGTAATGTTATCCGGGTTCGCTAACGCAGACGTAAAAAGTGAAGGCCAAGGCGTTTCATACGACGAAGCACAAGAAACTTTTACGGCACGTTACACTATGGAAACGATCGCGCTTGCTTTCGCAATAACAGAAGAAGCTATGGAGGATAACCTCTATGATAGAATTTCTTCTCGTTATACAAAAGCTTTGGCACGATCAATGGCTAACGCTAAACAAGTTAAGGCAGCCTCACCATTAAACAATGGTCTGCCTAGCGGAACCTTTAAAACAGGTGATGCAGTTACTTTAGTTAACTCGTCTCACCCAACAATAGCAGGTACGTTTAGCAATACATTATCTACAGCAGCAGACCTTAACGAAACATCATTGGAGCAGTCTTTAATTGACATTGCTGCATTCACTGATGAACGTGGTCTTAAAATTGCAGCTAGAGGAATGAAGTTAATTCTTCACTCTAACCAGCAATTTACTGCTGAAAGATTATTAAAGTCACCAGGTAGAGTCGGAACTGCTGATAATGACATAAATGCAATCAAGAACATGGGGATGGTTCCTCAAGGATATGTAATTAATCATTACTTATCTGACACTGATGCATTTTACATCATCACAGACGTTCCTAACGGACTTAAGTATTTCAACAGAGCCCCATTGAAAACTTCAATGGAAGGCGATTTTGATACTGGTAACGTTAGATACAAAGCTAGAGAAAGATACGCTTTTGGCGCATCAGACCCTAGAGGTATCTATGCATCACCAGGTGCATAATACACCTAACATTTAACGGAATGAGGCCGCCTTAAAACGGCCTCATTTTTAATATAAGCTTTTAAACTTATGAAAAAATTTAGAATTCAAATAAAATACTGTGGCTATTCTGCAGACTTTACAGCCACTTGTAATGACACTCCCCAAGCTATCGAAAATTTAATCCTTGACAAACTAGGAAAAAATGAGGTAATCTTTGAAAAAAATGGATTTACTAGTAATACTGGTAAATGGATAACCTATGAGGAGGTTACAAATGACCGAAGACCTTTACATTACAAAGAGGTCCTTGGAGCTAGAGTGGCAACACGAGCACCTGAGGGAAGGGAAGCATAATATCCGTATGATTGAAATCAATAAGCAAATTCAGGATATTATTAAAGAAATCATCGCCCGAGAGTTTGAAGAAGATACTCGTTTGCTCAAGATCAAAGAAGCCGCTCCTGAGGCATCAATAGCCGGTTAAGGCTATTTCATAAAAATCAATTTTTCACTACAGGATAGCTTGCGCTTTTTAAAAAAAAGAGTATAAAGTACTTACTATACAATTAATTTAAGAATGTAGACGCGTATAGTCGACGGCCTAGAGACTACATTCAACAAACTAGGAGGATTATAAAATGGCAAATACAACGTTTTCGGGACCAGTAAGATCATTAAATGGTTTTATTAGTTTCGGACCTAAAGCAGTCGTTAGCTTAACAGCAGATGCAACTTTAACAGTTGCAGAGCATGCAGGTAGACTTTTGCTTTGCAACAAAGCAGATGGTGAGTTTACTTTACCTACAATTAAGGCGAATAGCGCATCAGCAGTAGCTGGAGCAAATGACTTCAACGTAGATAGTAATCTGGGATGTACTTATACATTTCTGGTTCAAACTGCGTTTACAGCAGGTAAAATCCAAACAGACGGAACTGATGTGTTTATCGGTTATGCAAAGAGTTTAGTGACTACTGCAGCAACTGGTGTAGCTTGGTTTCCTGGAGGTTCTGATACAGTCATGAGTTTTGATGGTTCCACTACAGGTGGAATTGTGGGAACTTATGTTCAAGTTACAGCGACAGCGGATGATGAATATTTCGTGGATGCGATAATAAAATCATCTGGATCGCAAGCAACACCATTCGGAACTTAATAGATAATATAGTGAGCTCCTTCGGGAGCTCACAATTAAGGAGAAAATTATGGGTACAAATTTATCTGATGTTAAAGCTTCAATAGAGCTAACGACTTCAGGAAGACTGCAAGGCTACATAGCTGGATCAGCCGCGAATCTTGGACCAGTTAGAATTATAAGTTTGAACGCACACTTAACTGGAGCAGACGGTGAAATAACTATTCAAGATGCTACTACTGCAACTGGTGATATTAAAATTCATCTTAAAGGTGGAGCAAATAGTAATGATACTTTAAATTTTAATTTTGGTGGTAATGGAGTTAAATTTGCCACTGCAGCTTATGTAACATTAGCAAATATTGATTCATGCACCATTTATTATGGATAGGAGATTAGATGGTAAATACAACATCTGGCTCTTATGTTTTTGATAAGAACCTTGGTATAGATGAAATTATTGAAGATGCGTACGAACGTATTGGTCTTCAGGGTGTTTCTGGTTATCAATTAAAAACAGCAAAACGATCTTTAAATATTTTATTTTCTGAATGGGGTAATAGAGGACTTCATTTTTGGGAAGTAAAAAATCAAAATGTCAAATTAGTCGAAAATCAATCAGCTTATACTTTTTATCGTTCACCAGCAGATGGCGCGTCTGAAGGTATTCCCACTACATTATCAGCAGGAATAAATGCAAGTGTCACCACAATTGGTGTTGCTTCAGTAACAGGCATGCCGACAACTGGCGGAATTATAACCATTAATAGTGAACAAATTAGATATACAGGAATATCAACTTTAGACTTAACGGGATGTACAAGAGGAGTAAACGGCAGCACGGCCGCTACTCATAGTTCCGGAGATACTGTTACACAGTTTCCAAACGGCATGACAGATATTCAGGAAGCTAATTATAGAATAGTTTCAACAACTGTTGATACTCCAATGACAAAAATTAGTAGATCTCAATATCAAGGATTTTCAAATAAAACGGCTACAGGTACTCCGTCTCAATATTGGGTGCAAAGATTTATAGATAAAGTTACAATGACTTTATATTTAACTCCTGGCGCAGCACAAGATGGAAACCTTATTAATTTTTATTATACAAAACGAATTGATGATGTAGGTGCTTTTACGAACGCAGCTGATGTTCCATATAGATATGTACCTTGTATGGTAGCTGGACTAGCTTTTCTTTTAGCGCAGAAAAATCCAACTACACCACAAAAAGTACAAGAAATGAAAATGTTATATGAAGATGAATTAGCAAGAGCTGAAGCAGAAGATGGTTCTGATGCTTCTACTTATATTTCACCTCAAATATATTATCCGGGGGTTGGCTAATGGCTACATTTTCACAAGGCAAATATGCTCTAGCAATTTCGGATCGTTCTGGTTTAGCATTTCCTTATAACGAAATGGTACGAGAGTGGAATGGAGCATTTGTTCATAGTTCAGAATATGAACCTAAGCAACCACAACTTCAACCTAAGCCGACAAGTGCAGATCCACAGGCATTACGGACAGCACGGCCTGCAAGAACAGAGTTCGGAACTCAGAGTTTTTTAACTAAAAATCCTTTTACAACTTCATCCGATACAACTTTGACTATTTCATTTGAAAATAGTCAGCTGCAAGTTAATGATGTTTTAAGATTTACTTCTGTCAAAGAACCTGTTGGCGGGGTTTCAGTCGCACAGTTACAATTACAAACAACTTTAAATGGAAATATTACAGCTACTGCTACAACAATTACTTTAACCGATGGATCTAATTTTCCTACATCAGGATCTATTATGATTAAAAAAATAGATAGTTCTACCGGATTGTATGCAAATGAAGTTATTACATATACTGGAAGATCATCTAATGATCTAACCGGATGTACGAGGGGAACTTCCGCCGTTTATCGGGGATATACTCCTCCCTCAACAACAGCTGGAACTCATGACTCCGGAGCCACGGTCTATGGGTCTTTTAAAGTTGCTTCTTTGATCGAGACAAGTTATGTTAATGATGCTGGAACAACTGTTACAGAAAAAAATAGTTTTACAATAACACTACCTAGTGCTGCAACAGGCACTGAAAAAGGTGGAGGATTTAATTGTGTTGTGAGTCCTCTTAATATAGAGAGTTTATAATGGCGGGATATACACTTTCAGCATTAGAAGCTGACATTAGAAGTTATACGGAAGTAGATAGTACTGTTTTTAGTGGTGCTACTCTAGGCAGATTTATAGAAAACGCAGAACATAGAATTTTTTATGATGTTCCACTTGATGCATATAGATATGTAGCAGA